GTTTTATATCGTATTGCAGTTCTTGTACCTTGCCATAGAGTTCTGCTCTTGTATAATTGTTCATATTGTAAAGATACAAAAAAATAATTTATGATAATTATAAACAAAAAAGAAGGGCATCATTTCTGACACCCTTCAAACAAAGAACAAAAATTACAAGAAAGAATCAAGTAATACTTTTAAGCCTATCGCTATTTAGCTTTGCTTCATAATCTTTTATCATTTCTTCCAGTTCGTAATTGGTAAACTTAACTGTTTCTTTACTTTTCAAATATAATACTTCTGAAGCATCTTTACCTAAAAAAAGTGAGTATTTATATTGCTCACCCTGTTTAAACATATTGCATCCTATACATTGACTTTTAACATTACGTTCATCCCATCTTGTACTGTAATGTTTTCTACTCATAAAATGTCCAGCTTGTATTTCTTTCCAATGTTTTACTACACCACAAGTTACACAAGTACAGTATCCATTTTTATCAGCACTACTTATTCTTATATATTTACTAAATACTGTATCAAGTTTCTTTACAAGTTTACTTCTTGAAAGTTTTTTAGGCACTTGTTAAATCTTTTTCATTCATATGTGCTTCTAATATATAACCATCTAAAGGACTTATAATAGATATAGCTTTATATATTTTTCTACTAATAGCTTTTACTTTTTTCTTTTCTGTAGTTGTTGAATCAATACCTAACATACAATACATATGAGCATCTTCCATTAGTAGTTCATCTACTTTTCTTTTAATACTCCAAGTTTTATAACCTTGTATTTTTCTAATTTTATCTTCTGTAATCATTATTTATATATATATATATAGTTTTTAATTACTATCCCACTACCCACCAAAGGTACTTGCTTTTTTTTAAAAATGTAAAGTTTTTTGAAAATTAGTTTTGCACATTATCTGCCTTGACCACGATATTTCTTAACGTAGTTTTTAGAAGATTTAAGTTTAGATTGTTTGTTTTTACTATGGATACCCTTACGTTTAACCTTAACTTTTATATAGTTGATAACTATTTGCTTTGCCATTACTGATGTTTTGAATTGCCCATTACTTTCTCGTACGATCTTCCACCAAAATACCCTGCAAAAACTACAAATAACAACTCTTTTACTATTGATAAACCATCTATTTGCATAAACCATCCAATAACAAAAGAAACTGTAAGAAATATTAATGTAAGTGGTCTTACGTTTGATGGTAGCCAACCACTTTTGGCATCAGCTACCCACCTTCTTGTAGTACCATCTATTTCAGCACGTTCTATATCAAGTTTTTTAAGTGCTATTTCTTTGTCTGCATCGCTCATACTTGAGCCACCAATAATAGCCTGTATAACACTACCTACTGCTGTATTACCTGCTACTGCTCCAACAACATCTGGTATCTTGTTAAGTAAGAATTTGCCTACTTGTGTATCTTTAAACTTTTTCTTTTCAGCCAAAGGTTTTTAGTATTAAATATTCTAATATACGGAAAGCAATATAACCAGTTATTAATTGTTCCATAGTGTGCTACCTACCGTGTTAGTATGTCCAAATAACATTTGGTGGTTTAGTTCCCCCCATATCAGTTCCATCTGAATCAACGTGTATAAAGTTTTTGTTGCCATCAATTCCAATTCTGTTAAATCCTGATTTAAGCAAGGCATCAACAATAATGAATCTTGTAGATGAACCGACTGCTGCAATATCTGCTGCTTTTCCAACAAGATGGGAAGAGTTTTTACTTGCTTTATATCCTCTATCCAAAAGATCTTGAAGATAATTTTGAGTACGATAACCTGAAGTAATTTTGAAAGGTATGTTTGCAATTTCTCGTGCCTTTTCTAATTTTAATAAAAAATCTTTGCACATATTAACACCACTACCTTTGTGGTCAGGTGAAGAAAACTCATCTAACGTAAAGTATTTCATTTTTTAATCTTTTCAATTTCTTGCTTTATATCGCTTACTACTTGGTTAAATTTATTTTCTAAAGCGTCAGGTATTCCGTCCTTATCTTTATCTGTAAATATACCGTAAACTGTTAACGCCATCATTAAGGCAGTTAAAAACATTACTATTGAAATTATAATTATAAAAGTTTGCATATTTATTTATTTAAATGGCTACCATCGCAATAGCCTTCTGGGTTATTTGTGCATCCGCACTTACATTTTACTTCTATCATAACTTTCCTTTTGGGGGGTTGTTTTTATTGTCAAAGTCCATAGCTGCTTTTAGGATAATTTTATCCATCATATTATCTTGGTTTTGTAGCATTTCTCTTTGTAGGTTTATTACCATTTCTTCTAACCTATCTTTTGCCTCTACAAGCATTTGTATTTGATGGTCTTTCTTTTCTAATGTAGCTTTTAAGGCATTTACATCATCAGGTCTTGTACCACTTATAGCACTTATAAGAACTGGTATTGAAGCAGCAATAGAACCAATCAACATTAATACAATTTCTTTGTTAGATTCTAAAACAGGAAACTGTACAAAGGTAATAATAATACCGACAATAAATAGAAATACAAAAAGACTACCTGCATAACTTCGTATCTCTTTTGCTACTCCATTTTTAGGTAATGTCATTTCTTTAGTTTTTGTGATATAGATATAACAGTATAACCAATGGCAAGTAAAAGACTTATAGCTTGTAAGAACGGATTTATAGTACTAACTGAAAAAGCTAATGCTATTGCGTTAAAACCATAAATCTTTAAATCTTCCATTATGCTATTGCTAAATAGATGTATGTACTACCGTTTTTATTTATTGATGAACTTGCTGTACTATTACCATCAGCACCTGTACCTGCACTAAATCCATCAGAATCAAATAAAATACCTTGTTGACCAGTTGTGCCTTCCGCATCTGCCAAATCTGCATATAAAGCATAACTTTGTGTACCAGAAACTCTTTGATTATCATATAATTGCCAATCTCCACCTACAGTAGTATTTTTTATTATTACAAAGCGTGGCGTAAATCCAAGTCCTGTTACTAAAGTCCCTGCTGTATAAGAAGTTCCTGTCCAAGTATAACTCCCCACTTTCTGATAACCTGACACGCTGTGAAAACAATAATTTATTAGTTCAGTATTTGCTTGCCAAGCACCATTATAAATTTTAGTTCCATCTGCTGCTAAATAAGCATTGCTTGACATTACAGCATCTAATTCATTTAATTTAATTCTATTCCAATCAGAAGGTGAACTACTTCCTGTAGCTGAACCAAAAGTATCTGGGAAAATAACTTCCCAATAAGATGCTATGTTTAGAGTTTTAACCATAACAAGTTCTGGCGCTTTAGAAAGTCCGTGTCCATAATTAAAATTAATTGTAGAACTTGGAGATTTTGTTTTAACAATACTAAACCCTGCCGCTTGATTTGCACTTACAATACTTGTAATGCTTCCATCTTGGTTTATAGTAGCTAAACTTCTGTCGTGGTCGGCTGCTTTCCAGTTCCAAGCTACATAAGTAGAGCCGCCTTCATTTGCATTGTCGTTTGGATAACTGCCACTTGTTCCTGCTTGTAATGTAAATCCATCTGAGCCAAACGCAGAAATGTAGCCATATTGGTCATAAGAACCTGCAGAAGATGTTTCATTAGAAGCCAACGCTTTTCCTGTTCCTGCACCGTTAACTGTATTTTGTAATAAATGATTCCCAGTTGATGTGCCTCTTTTTTTAATCCAGCTAAAATCTGGCTTAAATCCAACTCCAGTAATAGACCGTGAACTATTTCCATCTCCTGTATATGTTTTAGCTTCAAAACTATCTGCTTCAGTTGCAGGTGTACTATCTGGGGCTTGAGCAAAAGCCATAAAGATAAATGTTACGTTTGAAGTGTTTATATTACCTCTACCACCTGCTCCTGTTGCTCCATTTAATATAAAACCATTTGTAGTAAAATCTATATCTAAAGCTGCTTCAGTTGTTTCTGCTCCACTTGAATTTGCTTTTAATACATCGTGTCTTGGGTTTGTTGTATTTCTTTTATTATCAAATATAATCCACTCCCCATTTGTGCTACCTGTAGATTTTATCATTAAAAAAGCAGGTTCAAAATTTGTAACTATTACATTATTTGGTGCATCCGTTCCAACATAAGAACCAAAACGAGAATAACCCTCTTTTTGTGCAAAAACATAAGCAATGTAGTTAGTATTGTTTTTGTTTGTTCCTGTTGTTGTTCCTAATGTAAAAAGATTAGCTGTAGGCGGAGTATCACTAAATTCTGTTGAAGAATCTTGTCGTGCATCTGTTTCGTTTAATCTTAAATTAAAATCTGCAGGACTGCTTTCATCAACACTTTGATGGTAAACATACCAAGGATTTATTGCACCTGTACACTTTAAAATAATAACTTGAGGAATTGCTCCAAGACCGTGATAAACTTTATGTTGGTCAGTTTCGTTACCTGTATATTTCACAATAGAAAATCCTGCATCAACATTCTTTTTTATTATACTTTGTGAAGTAGCACCATTAGTACCTGCATTGTTAGTTTCTGAAGTAGGAGCGTACCAATTCCAAGAAACCATTGTTCCAGAATTTGTGTCTGCTCTTGAGCCAACAGTAAATCCCCCTGTTCCACTTGAATCAAAAGAAGTTAAACCTTGTGCACGAGTATATTGTTGGTCAGTATCATTAGTGAATATAGCTTTGGTAGCACCTCTTACAGAGTCATATAATTGATGTGAATATCCTGTTCCACCTGGCGTACGATTTTTTATCCAAGTAAAGTCGGGTTGAAACCCTACCGTAATTGATTTAGTTCCACTACTACCATTCCATATAACAGTATTAAAATGTTCACTTGGAGTAACAGCACTTGGACATTGTACCTCTGCATATAAAGTGCCTACTTCTAAAGCTGATACTGCTTTGTTGAATATTCTTATTTGGTCAAGTGAGCCATTAAAAAAATCACTACTTGTGTCATATTTTTTACCTAAAATTAAAGCATTAGAACTATTGCCCATTGATAAACTTGTAGAAGATGTCGCTTGTTGTGAACCATCTACATAAATTTTAAAATTACCTGAAGGGTCATATACACCTACAACGTGATGCCAATTACCATCGTTATAAGCACTTGAAGTATTGATAGAAACGCTTGAACTTGCACTTAAAGTATATGCTTGTAATCCAATTTGCCCTGAACCATCAATGAAAAGTCCATATTCATAAGCACCTGAACCACCTTTTGAAAAAATAAAATCTATTGTGCTTGTTGTCTTTATCCAACAGCTTACACTTAAAGCATTTACAGAAGGCGAAAAAACATTATGGTCACCTAAATTAATAATACTACTACTACCATTAAATTCACCTGCTAATCCGTACTTACCTTCTACGTTAAAATCAACTGAAGTAGGTGTTCCGTTATAAGAACCACTTTCATCAGTAGCGTCACCCATTTTATAATAAGCAATACAAGATGAATCGCCTAATATTTGTAAAGTGTTAGTAGTACAAGATGCACCTGTTGGCACACCTGCTATTAATCTTTTATTTATAGCCATAGTTTATTCTTTTTCTATAACGACAGGGAAAAATTCATAAGTGTATTTTAATAATGCTTCGGCAGTTGTTAAAGCGTTTACTTCAGCTATTAACTCATCTGCTCTACTTAAAAGTTCTAATCTATCGCCTACTATATTACTTGGTATTGTTACATCCCTTTCTGCTTTTCTAATTACATACCAATCTGTAGGTTGCAATCTTCTCCCTGCTTCAGCATTTATGTTTTCTATATAACCTGCTTTTAGCTTGTCTTTATCGTGTATAGGTTTTGTAGTTACATCGTAAGTAGGTTCGCCATCTGCATCTAAAACTGCTTTTCCATCTTTATCAACTATAGGTTCTTTATGCTCGTATGTACCTTCTACATCTTTTTTAACTACTGAATAAGTAAAAATCTTTTTCTTACCATTCCACTTAATTTCTGATAGTCCTTCAGTTACTTTATCGTGTTCTGGTATCACTACATCATAAAAACCAAATACAGTTGCATCTTCAGTTTTTCTAAAGTTTAAATGCAATCCGTTTTTGTCTTTCCATTCTAAAGGAAGCCTTCCGTAAGTTACTATTTGACCGTTATCTAATTTTCTTGCTTTCATAATCTATTGAGGTTGTGATGCTGTATAAGTTGCTATTGAGTAGTGATAAATCTTTGCACCACTTGAATCGTCTGTACAAATTATCTGTATAAGGTTTGTTGAACTACCATCGTAAGTTGTAGAACCTACCTTATTAAATGTTGAACCTGTTTCAGCAAAAGTCAAAGCAAAGTTTCCTGTAATTATTAAATCAATTACTTGACCTTGTACTGCATTGGAAAAAGTTAATGTTGCTGCTCCACTTGCTGTTGCTGTGAAGGTTGTAGCTGCACTAAAGTTTAAAGCAAAAGCTGTTCCACTACCTAAAGCAGAAAGAGCCGTATATCTGTTTTCAAGTTTAGCAAAAGTTACTCCATCATTAGCAATTTTTGCAGTTGTAACATTAGCATCTAATATCTTTGCTGTAATAACTTTATCATTACCTATTGTTAAAGCTGTTGCTCCTGTTACATCACCTGTATGCGTTGCATTTGGACTTGAGTTTGTAACTGTTACATCTCCTGTTGCTTGATTTACTGAAATACCTGTACCTGCTACAATACTTCCTACATCCCCTGCATCATCTGTATACAGTTCTGTAAAGTTGTCGTTTACCTTGTCAAAGGCATCTCTGATAGGATCACCAGTACCATCGTTTGCTGTAGTTCCAATATTAATAACCTGTTTAGCCATTGTTTAAATTTTATATTTGTGTTGCATCTGCTTTATATAATGTTGTATCGGCTAAAAATGGTGTACCAGATATTTGTGTTAAATCTGCTGTTAGTTCAAAAGTACCCCAACACGTTGGTGCTGAAATATCAGGTATACTATTAGTTGAATATGCTGTATCAGAACCAAATCCTGAATCAGTTATCATTTGACAATATATTGAACCCCAATTTATGTTATTAGCCATATATATATAATTACTTTTTTATGTTTTTGTTATACATCCTTTCTAAATAGTTTTTTAACTTAACTATGTTTTGTTGTTTAGGTTTGTATCTTACTTTTATTATAGTACCCATCCAGAAAAATTAGCGTCCTTATCAGGGTATACGTTATCATCATTATTAGTATAGTATTCAGCATATCTTTCTGCTGCATAAAAACTAAAATGTTCTATCATTCTATCGGTATAGTATTGTGCTGTTGTACGTTCTTTTTCTATTAAAAAATCTACTTCTGTTTTAGATACGTTTTCAGCGTTTTCACTACTATGTTTATAAACACCTTTATTAGATACAGTATAAGCAGCAAATGGTAAATACTCAACCATTGCCCAATGTACTAAACAAGGCTTAATATGTGTTTCAACTAACGTTGCATAATGTCCTGCTAAATTACCAGCTATAATATCTGTACTTATTTTATCATATAGCTTTGTACCTATATAATTTTGTATATGTATGTTTTGGGCAATCTTAACGTATTGTATAAACTTGTCTGTATCAACTCCACCTGATACATTAGTGTATTTTACAATATCTTTACGATTAACAAATAATGCTTCAGCCATAACTATCGTGGTGTTGTAAAGTTTTTAGGTTTTATAAACCCTCTATTTTTCATATCTCTTGGTCGTTTTGCAACTTTAGCATCATTAGTTTCAGGTTTAAAACCTTCTTTCTTTGCTTCATTTACACTTATTTCTGCATTTGGGTTAGTTGCATCTGGTTTGACACCTTTAGCCATATACGTTTTACGCATCCAAAAATGCTGACACGATCCACCTCCTTTATAGAGCCAGATGTCGTAAGTCGCAGCACCACCTTTACCCCAACCAGCGTTAACAGGTTGTTTACTCATTTGCATTATATCTTCTTTACGGTATATTTTTCTTGCTGATACCATTTTTCTACAAAACTCCCTGCTATTAGCAGAAACTGTTAATGGTGCATATTGATAACGTACTTTAAACTTCATATCATCTGCTTCACCATCTTGTTCGCTTTTAGCATTTGATCTTGCACTACCTGTAGATGCTAAACCTACCATTTTATCTAATGCTTCTTCTTGGTCGTAATCTACTTTGCGTTCATCTACTAAATCCCAGTTTTCTAAATCTTCATCTTCGCCAAACTCATCAAGCAAATCAAATACTTTATCATCTGTTTCAGCACTTAAATTACTTTGCTTATGTTCTTCGCAAGGCATAAACCATATCTTGCCTTCGTATTCGTGTTCGTGGTAACCTTCGCATCCTATATTTTTAGCACCTTCTATTGCCATTTCTTTTGTTGCGTATGCTAACCTATCATCTATAATAGCAAAGTCTTTATCTACTACTTGGCTTTTTAAGGTTAACTCTTTTTTTACACCTGTTTCTTCTTCACGTGCTTCATCTGTTATTGCATTGTCTGTATCTATAAATGCTAATGGTTGAAGTGTTTTAAAATAAAGTTTTAAACTAATACCGTTAACTGATAATATATCATCTATACAGTCCGTTAATAAGTCTTGATAGGGTTTAATAGTAATATTGTCAAAAAGTAACGCAGCGGTCTTTATTTCATCTGCATTTGATCCTAAACCATTGTTTTCGGTACGTATACCCAATAATAAAGGTGAGGTTACCCTATGTGCTACTATTAACTTATTACTACATTCATTTGATAAATACTCATAGTGTTGAGGTGCATCGTTTAATGGTATATCATCAACTGTTGTTTTACTTTCTGCATTGTTGTTAAATGCAATTACTACTTTTTCACCTCTTGCACCTGTAAGTTTTGACATTACATCATTCTTAACCTGCATTTGCTTTTCACGGTCTGGGATACCGTTGTTAAAGTTTACAACCTTCGTGCCGCTGAAGCCATTCTGTACATCGTTTATTAGGTAATCACTTACTTCGCTTTCTAATTCAGCATATGCTAAACCACCTTGATAATCTACAGGACAATAGTAATCATACCCACTAACGTATTTTTTAACTATTTTTATTTCTGGTTCTTTACCGTTACCAAATCCAAATGCTGCTATGCGTTGAGGTTTATCTTTTGGTTTAATCTTTGTCCAATCAGGTGCATAATAGTATCCTTCTATCTCGCCATCTTCATTACATTTTTCTGCACGTAATGTTTGTCTTGGGAAGTGTTCTGCTTTATATACCTTATCATCTTTGTAAAGTACTTGAAAAGAACCTTCACCTAATAGTTTTAAATCTAATACAACCTTTTTTAAACAAGTGTTGCTTATAATAGATCGCATTGCAGCATACTCGTTTGTTTTAGTGTTGCTATCTAAAGCATCTAACCCTTTACCGTATATCATATTAGATACACCGTTTATAATAGCGTTGTTAGTTGTTGATTCTGTATAAAGTTTTATTAAATAAGAATAGTAATCATTATCCTCACCATAATTTACCCAATCTTTTTGTTTGTCCTCGCTTATTTTAGGGCGGTTGTAAGAAGCTAAATTTACTATGTGTAAGTTATCCATTATATTGTGATAAATTCGTTTGTAGTGCTATTAGAAGTATACTCACCGCTGTTTATTGTGTAAGCTGGTAAATCTGTTTGGTTTGTACAGTATATTTTATCCATAAATACAACTGAACTACCTGAAAGTATTTTAAGTGTGTAATAAATATCCTGTTTTACAGGAAACACCGCATTAAACCTATTGAAATATAAGTTTTGTGATATACTTGTTGTTGCTTGACTGTACACTTCTTTGTTTTGCGTTTCATCTGTTATCTTAACCGTGTAAGATGCGTTTGCAGTAAATTGTCTTGGTATAAAATCAATATTTTGTGCTGAACCACTTTCTTGTAATACTATCATATATATACAATAAAAAAGTATGAAATTTGTTATTATTAAAACAAAAAAAGGGCAGCATATTGCCACCCTTAATTTACCAAATAAAAACCCTATTAAGAATTTGTTCCTAAAGTAATTGTTACAGTCCCATCTAAACCAGCGTAATCTGTTACACTAAATGGGAAGTCTATATCTTTTGTATCAGAATCCATAAAGTTAGCAGGAGCAAGTTCTGAAGCTGCCATCGTTAATGTATATCCAGATAAATCACCCATTGCAGCACCTGTAGAAATTGTTCCACCTGTTACTTCTGCACCGTGTTCCAATCCCATCATAAATACATTACCGTTATAATCTTCTACTGCAACGTGCGGTCTACCATAAGCCAACAGTTTTAACTCTTTATTATCTTCTTTAGTAAGTTTTTTCAAAGTTAAAGTCAAAGTCTGTTCAACAAAAGTTGTACCGTTTTCACGTGAAGAAGTAATAGCTTGTTCAAAGCTACTATTTCCTTTTAATTCGTACTTAAATGCTGTTAAACTACCAGAACTACCTGTCATATTTGTTATTTCATCATTTGTTAAGGTTACCGTACCTAAATCACCAAAATCTACGAAATAAACATTTTTTAATCCCCCTACAACATCTTTGCAAGGCTCTTTTCTACCAAGTGTTAAATCACAAGCCATCTTTATATATTTTTAATAAAAAAAGGTGAGTAGGCACAATTGGCTTACCCACCTAATTTATTGGTTAATTATCTATTAAGAATAAAGTACGATATCACTACCGATGCCATATTGTACACCTGCTGTAAATCTCATTACTACTCTTACATTCTGTGAACCATCAATATCAGCCATATCAATAACTTTTACTTCGTTATGGTCTGCTAAAAGACCTGTTCCAAAGAATAAGTTAGATTTTTCTGCTGCTACCATTGTGTTGTCAGCTAATCCATTTGCTACAGCAATCTTGATACCATCAAAAGATAAAGTACCACCTGTATACCATTGTGTACCATCAGCATTTATACCAGCAGCACCTACGTTAGTTGCAAATCCACCTAATGCTCTTACATATGCTCTTGCTACGTTTTGTGAAACATAGATGTACATATCTTCAGAAGTATAAAGTGAAGAACCGATAGCATCTACTACTGATCCAATTTGTGCTATAACGTTACCAGAAGTAACACCAGCAGCAGCTACATCAGTAACATCAGCATCAGCTAAAAGTAATTCTTTAAAACCACCAAATTGTCCTGCTGTTGCAGCAGCACCATTCCAAATAGATTGTTCTGTACGTTGTGCAACTTTAGAAGCTACGTGTCCAATTAAAAAGTCAGCAAATGAAGGAGGTAAGTTATCAAAAGCACTATATCCCATTTGTACTGCTTCCCAATCGTTATGAAAGTCCGCTTTACATAGTTGTAAATTTACTTGCTGAAAATCAGGTTGTAAAATACGCTCTGTAAGCGTTAAAGTTGAAGTAGGATCAAAATCACAAGATGCATCTTTTACGATGTCATCACTTGCTACTTTTTTCATTACTTCTTTAAATTTAATGTTTGGCTTAATGGTAATTAATCCATTGTCCAAAGTTGAACCACTTAAAAGTGCAGCAGATATATATTGTCCTGCAAATTCACCAGCATAAGTAGTAGTTATAGAATTAGTTGTTGCCATTTTATTTTATTTATAAGTTTATTTATTATGCTTCACTTGCCCATACACCATCACCACCAGTTAAATACCAGTCAGTAAGTGCTACAGCTTTTAGTGTACACCAATCGCCTTTATTTGCAGTTGCTTTTGTGTTAATCCAATCTTTATCATCTACACCACCTGATGATATAGCAGCTACAGTACCGTGAATAGCATCTGTTGCAGCAGGTGAAATAGTAATAATGTTGTTACCATCAGCACCTGTATTACGAAATGTAAATTCCATTCCAATATTTTCAGATGTAATAGCTGGTAAAGACATTACTTTAGCATCTGTTGCTATGTTAAATTCAGTACCTGCTTTGTTTACAGGAATATCTTGAGTAGTAGTCAAAGTTTCTTGCTCTGATCTTGCTCTCAACACATCATTTGAAGTTGTTATTGTTGTTGACATTATTTATTTATTTAAAATTTGATATTTTATTTAAAACTCTATCCAATGTAGTATTCCCTCTTTTTTGTGAATACAAATTTAAGTTAGGTTTGTTTTCTTTTTCTGGGTTATGAGTAACCTTTTGTACTGGTTCGCTTAATTCTTCTTTTTCAGCGTAAACAGTCTTTGTAGTTGTTTCTTCTGATTTAACAGAATTTTCACCTACAGGTTCTTCAGCCATTTCTTCTTCTTTTTTAGGTAAAAGGATAGCTTTAATTTCTTCAACCATTTCTTTTACTTCTTGAAGTTCTTCTTTAGTAGCGTAGTTCATTTCTTCTTTTTCAGCTTCTACTTCTTCTTCTTCAGGTGCTTCTTCAACTGCACCGATAGAAGCAATAATACCTTCTTCTTCTACAACTAAAGTTTCACCATCTATAAGTTTGTACTCGCCTACTGGTAAAGCTACTTTTTCATCTTCGGTAACAATAAACACTTCTGCTCCTGCTTCAAAGTTTTCACTTTCAATAATTGCACCGTTTTCAAGTTCGGCTTGTGCCAACTTTACTTCTACAGGTGCTTCGGATAACTCTACCCCAAGTACCTCTTTTACTTTGTTTAACATATCTGTTGCTTTCATATATATTACAATAAATTAGTAATTAGTTTGTTGTGTTTTTATTTAACAAATCTTTCTAAATCACTATAACGAAAATCATTTGCTACTTTTATTCCACTTTCAAGTTTTTCATATAGTTTATCTAATTCTGAATAGTCTGTAATAGCTTTAGGTGCTACACCTAAATCTTTTGCCGATCTTTCTGCTTTATCAAGAATATTTGCAATTTGCATAGGTAATTTTTGTAATTTATCAATTAACCTATTTATTTTATCTGCTTCAGAATCACCTTTTTTAATAACTTGCATAATATTTTGTATTATTTGCCCATCATTAAATTCTTGTTGTTTTTGAATTTTTTCTAATGTTTTTAATCCTTCTTTACCTTGATTTAACATTTTAAACAAATCGTCTGTTATAGCTAAATCAATTTTTTGTGTTGCTAACTCAACCTTGTTTTCACTTAACTTGGTAAGTATTCTTTTTACATCTGGTTTCATATTATTTTATTTTCTTATCAATACCATTTTTTAATTCTGTTTCCCATCCAAAAGCAGATTGAGCAAATTCATCAAAATATTTTGTTTTAACTTTAACATCCCTATAATTAGGTATTTTATTTGGTTCTATTCCTAATTCATCTGCATAACTTTTAGCTTCTTTTTGTATTTTATATGATTCTTTTACTTTAGAATCTAACTTACTCCCATTTTGTCTTAAAGTTTTTTTAATTGAATCACTTATTTGTTTAAATTTTTGTATTTCTTTAAATGTTACATTAAATTTTTTAATAGTTTGTGATGCGTTGCTAACATCTATAGATATTTTATCCATTAAATCAAACATTTCAGAAAGAATTGTGTCTAACTTAACTTTTACATTCAAATCAACCTTGTGTGTAGAAAACTTTTGTAGTATCTCTTTTGTTTTTGAATCCATATTTATATAATAATATATTTAACTGTTTGTTGTGTTTTTAGTTTGCTGCTTGACACGCTGCACAATCGTTATATAATGTAACAGCACTAAAATGATGTCCGTGTGCGTTTTGGTCTTGGCTTAATACGGTATAACAACCATCGTGGTTATCGTGGTCTGCATTTATATAATAGACATTGCCTACTACTAATTGTGTAGAACCGTAAAAGTGTTTTTTTTGGCTATGTCCACACTTTTGTACCCTATAACCGTATTCTCCTGCACTTGGTGTTTGTATTGTTGCTGTAACATTTCCTACTCCTTGTGCTTGGAAGCTACCATCACAGCATTCTATAGAATATGTATTATCTTTACATAAGCAACCTCTACGACCTGATTGTGGACTTGGTATTCTACTCATTTATTCAGTACTAAATAATTGTTTTAGTTCTTCTATTTTAGCTTTAGCTATTTCTTCTTTACTCATTTTAGATTGTTTTATTGGTACGCAATTTGGTACTTTTTTACCGTTTTTTATTTTAGTGCCTATCATTTCATATCCTGCTTCACAAGGTTCTTTCATTTCATCTTTTACAGGTTCGTTAGGTCTTTCTAATTTGTCAGCAAAGTAACCTTCTATTGAAAACCCTTTTACCTCACCTGCTTTTACTTTTTTCCAAACATCATCATTATTCACTTTCATAGATACCATCCAAGTACCGATAGGCACGTTTAAATCGTACATTCTGCTTTTATCTTGTTCACTTTCTACTATCCAACTTTCTACAGCAGTTAAACCTTTAAGTTCTAATTGGTGTTCTAATGTTGAGTTGTTTTGATTACCTTTTATAAAAAATAATTCACTTGCTTTTCTTACGGTTGCTTGACT